AACGCAATACAAAATAATGATGCAGATAAAATAATGGAAGCTAATGACTTATTAGCTAGATTATCTGTAGAAAAAGAAAAAGCTAGAATACTTCAGGATAAAAAGAAAGAAGAGCAAGAAACAAAAAAAACACAACCTGAAACAACAGAACAACCACAACCACAACCACAACCACAAAAAAGAGAACCTTCACCAAAGGCTACTAGTTGGGCAGATAAAAATACTTGGTTTGGAAAAGATAAAGTTCTTACAAATGCAGCTTATGGAATTCACGAAGATTTAGTCGCACAAGGGTTTGACCCAGAGAGTGATGACTACTATAATGAAATAGATTTCAAAATGAGGGAATATTTTCCCAATAAATTTGAACAAGAAAAACGACCTACGCAAACAGTCGCATCGGCTGGTAGAAAACAAGAGGGTCGCAGAACTGTGAAACTCACTCGGTCACAGGTAGCAATAGCTAAAAAGTTGGGAGTGCCTTTGGAAGAATATGCCAAATTTGTTAAATAGGAGTCATTATGGACAAACTAAATAGAAACTCACGAACCTCCACAGTGAGAGAGACCAGAAAAAAACAGTGGATGCCACCATCAAGTCTAGATGCACCCCCTGCACCAAAAGGGTTTAAACATCGTTGGATTAGAACTGAAACTATGGGTCAAGAAGATACAGGTAATGTATCTAAGAAACTTAGAGAAGGTTGGGAATTTGTTAGAGCTGAAGAGATCAAAAGTCAAATCGGACAACACGATTATCCAGTAATTAGCGATGGTAAATATCAGGGGTTGATAGGAGTTGGTGGACTCGTGTTGGCGAGGATACCTGAAGAAATAGTCGAGCAACGCAGTAAATATTATCAAGGTAAGACAAAAACTCAACAAGAAGCCGTTGACAACGACATTCTAAGGGAACAACGACCAGAGATGCCTATAAATATTGATAGACAATCTCGTGTAACTTTTGGTGGTGGTCGTAAGTCTTAGACAAGACGACTGCTGTATTTTGAACAATAGCCTATATTTACAAGGAGGTAAAACATGGCAAACGTAAGTGAAAAATTTGGTCTTAGACCATATAAAACACTTGGTGGACACGCATGGAATAACCAACAAAATGAATATCCTATTGCTTCAGGTGAAAGTACAGCTATATTTCAAGGTGATTTAGTTGTGCCTACTGGTGCAGGAAACATTGAAAGATATGATGTTTCTGGTGGTGCCACTGTGAAGCCAATTGGTGTATTCAATGGGGTATTTTATACTGATCCAACAACCAAGAAACCTACATTTAGTAATCATTATCCTGGTAGCATTACTGCTTCTGATATTGTTGCTAATGTAATTGACGATCCTAATACTTTGTTTTTAATTGATGCAGATGCTGCTTTTACAAGAGCTGGTCTGTTTAAAGGTTATAAAACAACTAATGTGACTGGTAATACAGACACTGGTATATCGAAAGTACAGTTAGATGTAAGTGAAACAGATACAGCTAACAATTTTCCGATTATGGCAGTAGACATTTGTAAAGATGTTAACAATGAAGACACTAGTAACGCTAATGCAAATGTAATCGTCAAAATTCAGAATCATTTCTTTTTACATAACTCAACAGCCGATACTGGCTTAGCATAAGGGGAATAGAATATGGCGATATCTAGATCACAATTAGTGAAAGAGTTAGAACCAGGCTTGAACGCATTATTCGGTCTGGAATATAACAGGTATGAAAATGAACACGCAGAAATATTTACATCTGAAGCATCTGACAGAGCTTTTGAAGAAGAAGTAATGTTATCAGGTTTCGGTAGTGCTCCAGTAAAAACAGAAGGTTCAAATGTTACTTTTGATCAAGCAACTGAAAGTTTTACTGCAAGATATACACACGAAACTATAGCGATGGCATTTGCTATTACTGAAGAAGCTATCGAAGATAATCTTTACGACAGATTAGCAGCAAGATACACAAGAGCTTTAGCTAGAAGTATGGCTAACACAAAACAAGTTAAAGCTGCAAATGTATTAAACAATGCTTTTGATAGTAATTTCACTGGTGGTGATGGTAAAGAATTATGTTCTTTACTACATCCATTAGCTAGTGGTGGTGTATTAGAAAATACTCTAAACACTGCTGCTGACCTTAGTGAAACATCTATTGAACAGTCTTTGATAGACATTGCTGCTTTTGTTGATGAAAGAGGTTTAAAGATTGCTTTACAAGGTGTTAAGTTGATAATTCCAAAAGAATTACAATTTACTGCTGAGAGAATTATGAAATCTCCACAAAGAGTCGGAACAGCAGATAATGATATTAATGCTATGGCTAATATGGGAATGATCCCACAAGGTTATAGAGTTAATCATTATTTAACTGATACTGACGCTTTCTTCATTATGACTGATGCTCCTAACGGATTAAAACAATTTGTTAGAAGTCCAATCAAGACAGCTATCGAAGGTGACTTTGATACTGGTAATGTAAGGTTCAAAGCAAGAGAAAGATATTCATTTGGATTCTCCGATCCTAGAGGTATATTCGGCTCACCAGGTGCAGCTTAATTATCTCTTTGAATAAACGATTAAAAAGGGAGCTTAGTAGCTCCCTTTTTTATTAGTTCCATTTATTTAAAAATCTTTCTAACTGCCTTTTTTCTCTTTTAATGGTTTTGTATTCTACATCCCCTTCTTCATAACCAAAGGTATCTTCTAAATTTTCATTAGCCATATCCAATCTGTTCTTGGCTTCAGCTATGATAATATCTTTAGTGTAGTAACCTAACATACCTTTGAATGAACCATCATGAAATCCACATTCATGATCCACTTCTTGTAGTTGATTTACTAACTCATCTACTTTCATTGCGTCTTTTAACATTTTTTTTAACATATTTTATCCTTTGTCTATATATACTATTATAGCATACTGACCATAAAAGTCAAAATGCCTAGTTTTCTAGTATTTTAGAATAAGTAATTTTTTAAAATAATGCGATTTAATAAGTTAAAAACGAATCGATTCGGTTTTTTTTTAATTTATTATTTTTTTAAAAAGACAGGTTTTCTGCACCTTTCAGAGGTTTATTTGCATATCACATCTTTTTAAGATATATTTATATTATTAACAACAACAAAGGATAAACAAATGACAAAATATAAAATATACCAACCACAAATAGACAGAAACAATGTTTCATCAGAGATTGATAAAGCATGGCAAGAAGTAATTTTTCAACATAATATAAGTAATGAGGAATTAGAACTTAATGTAAATAAACTATCTGAAAATGTTTATAAGCACACAGGTAGTATTGATGCTAATAATTTAGATGAAGTTTTTCACATTGGTAATACTGACAGAAGTAAAGTAGAAACTACTGATATACCTTTTGTAAGTGTAAGTGTTGGCGATTTAATTTTAGATACTGAAACTCTTGAAACAAATATTGTTGCAAGATTTGGTTTTACTCCAGTAAATGTTAGAGAAATCGCATAAATAATATAATAAATAACTAAATCAAAAGAGGACTTACATAGTCCTCTTTTTTTTTGTATACTATTAGTACCAAGAATTTCATAACTGATATAGACAGGCTTGGCTGACATCCCTAGAGGACTATATCTTTAAACTAGGAGCTAAAATGGCAAACACAACTTTTTCAGGTCCAGTCCGTTCAAAGGGTGGATTTCAAACAATAAACGAAAATAGCACTACAGGTGCTATAACTCAAACTGGTTTTTCAGTAAATTCAACTGGACAACTAATATCATTAGGTAATAGAAAAATACAAACTTTTGCTATAACTCTAGCAGGAACTAATGCTGATTCTGTCACTTATACAGATAATGACGTTCTTGTAGAACTTGGTGAATTAAATACAGATCATCCAGATGCTTTAGTAACAGCAAGTAAATTCTTTATACATAAAGTAGTTTTAGGTATTACTACTGCTGCTGCTAGTGATGCTAATTCTTTAGCAAATTTACAATTAAGTGCAACATCAGGAACAGCTACTAATACTGCCATCTCTTCTGGAACAGAAATAGTTGGAGCAGGTGTAGCATCATTTAATCCAAGAATATCTGCTACTGATACAGTAACAGAGGTTGATATTAATTTAGATGATACTGCTGGTAACTTTCACGTATTTGCACCAAATATTAGTGCACCTATTGCAAGTAAGAATTTATATATGTGTGCTGGTGACGCTTGTGATACAGCTTTGACAGCTTTTCGTGGCACTCTTGAAATAGAATACTCAGTATATTAAGGAGTAAATTATGAACTCAGATATAGGAGCAAAAACTTTAACTAGCACTGGTACTATTCAGTCTGGTAGAACAAGATTGCTATCTATTTATTATGTTGGTCATGCATCAGCAGGAAGTTTAACTTTCAAAGATGGTGGAGCTAGTGGTACACAAAAGTTAGTTATCGCTACTCCAGCATCAAGTGCTGCTGATCAATATCAAGTGGACATACCTTTAGATGGTATATTATTTAAAACAGATATGCACTTGACTATTAGTAACGTAACCTCTGTTACAATCTTTGTGACACCGATTACGGCTGATACTGATAATGGATAAATACACAGCAGAGCTTCTTGGTTTCAAAAATGGTGGTATGCCACCAAAGACCAAGAAGTACTTCAGGTCTACTGAGTCTGGAGCAGGAATGACTCAAAAAGGTGTTGAGAAATATCGTAGAGATAATCCTGGTTCCAAACTCAAGACTGCTGTTACGAAGAAAAAAAATTTAACGAAGAAAGAAAAAGCAAGAAGAAAATCTTTTTGTGCTAGAAGTTTAGGTCAAATGAAAAAGTTTCCCAAAGCAGCAAAAAACCCAAACTCTAGATTAAGACAAGCTAGAAGGAGATGGAGATGTTAGAAGATTTATCAGATAATTTTAATTTAAGTGAATTTACAAAATCACAAACAGCATTAAGAAATGGTATAGACAATACACCGAGTGAAGAAGTGATAGAAAATTTAAGAGCTTTATGTGAAAATGTATTACAACCTTTAAGAGATTATTTTTTGATGCCAGTTAATATATCATCTGGCTACAGATCAGTTGCTTTGAATCACAAACTTGGTTCGAGTACCAGTTCGCAACATATACTTGGTCAAGCTGCTGACATCGAAATTTATGGAATAGGTAATAAAGAATTAGCAGATTGGATAGCAGATAATTGTGAATATGATCAATTAATATTAGAGTTTCATAATGAAGATGACCTTAATTCAGGTTGGGTTCACGTATCTTATAATAAAGAAAAAAACAGAAAACAATATAAGAGAGCAGATAGAAACGATGATGGTATGGTAGAGTATACTTTTGTATGACTATAGGTAGAAGTCAGATGAGACAACAAGTCTCTAAACCACCACAAAAAAGAAAGTGGACAAGAAAAAGAAAAGCTAGTATAAATTGTGCTAAACCAAAAGGATTTAGTGAAAGAGCTTACTGTGCAGGAAAAAGAAAAAAACGTAAAAGATGAAGTTTGCTTGTAATGTCTTAAACGTAAAAGTTATTAATGGATGTAACTTACGTTGTGAGGGTTGTAGTCATCATAGTCATATTGCTTCAATCAATAGCAAAATTGATATAGATAAATTATTAGATAGTTTTAAAAGATTAGAAGAGAGAATATTTATAATGGATCATATATCTCTACTAGGAGGAGAAACTTTTCTAGAACCTAGATGGAGTGAGGTATTGACAATC